TCGTAATGAAGATGGTACTAAGATGTTTGTAACAGCAGACAAAGCAACATTAATGAATGAAGTAGATCCAAAGATTCTAATTCGTATTGTTGGTGAAATGAATAATGTAAATGTTGACTTAGAAGCGGCTGAAGTAGAAAAAAACTAAGGGGCGATCCAGACTTACTCTTTGCCTATAGATTAGCCAAAGATCTGGGTCGCACAGTTAGTGAAATATTAGAAATGTCAGTTGTAGAATTTGCCGGATGGGCCGCATTTTACAAAATAGAAGCAGACGAAATTAAAAAGATGAGCAAATAAGATGGCACAAGAAGCACAAATAAAAATAACGGCGGACACAAGCCAAGCGGAACGTGCCCTCGGTAATCTCACAGGACAATTACAAAAGATGGCTACGGTCATTGCCAGTAGTTTTGCTGTCAGTGAATTTGTTAAGTTTGCTGATGAGATGATTCGTTTGGACAATAGACTTCAGGCTACTACCAAGTCAACAGAAGGCGCGGCCAAGAGTATGGAAAACTTCGGTTATGCCAGCGAAGCCGTTCGTCGTATTGCTCAAGATACTCGCACACCATTAACTGATGTTGCTGATATCTATGGTCGCCTAAGTCTTTCTCTAACACAAGTAGGTTATAGCCAAGCCACTGTAGCAGAAACAAGCAAGACCTTTATTCAGGCTGTTAAATTAAGCGGTGCTACCGCAATGGAACAGCAAAGTGCTATTTTACAATTTGGTCAAGCCTTAACCAAGGGTGTCCTTAAATGGGATGACTTAAAGCCATTGATGACAGCGGCTCCAGGTTATGTACTTGAACTACAAAAAGCATTAGGTATGACCAATGCTGAGTTTATGGTAGCCGCACATACAGGCAAATTAACTACAGATAAACTTATTGAAGCCACACGCACTATGGCTGATAGTGTACAGAAAGATTTTGATAGAATGAAAGTACCATTCTCAGAATCAATGACGGTACTACAAAATAGTATCGCAATGGCAGTAGGCAAGATCGATGACTTCTTAGGTATCAGCCAAGCATTTGCCGCTGTGGTTAAGTTTATGGCAGATCACACAGGTGTATTAATTGGTGTCATGGTTGGCTTGACTGCCGCTGTGGCCGCATTGTTAATACCATTAATACCTGCCGCAACAGCCATGACAATCTTGACTGGTGGTGCTGTATTATTAGGTGCCGCAGGCGCAGGTGCCGCATTAGGTTATATGGCAGAAAAGATGGGCTTGCTTGGAGATAATGCCAAGAAGACTGCCGACGAACAAAAGAAAATTAATGACCTAATGAAAGCGGGCGAAAATGTTGATAAGAATCGCCGTACAACAGATCAATTAATGGCCGCAACTAAAATAGGCCTTGAACTTGATAAGATGAAAGAACTGGCTAAGGCAGAAGCAGAGCGTTATCAAGTTGGTGTATTACAATATGAAATTAAAAAACAAACAGCCATTGAAGAAGAAAAAATGGTGGCTGTTGGTGGACATCTAAATTCTTTAGAAAAACAAAAAATTGCCAGTGCTGTAACTGCTAAGATTTTAGCCACTGAGAAATTCCAAGTAGATAAGCAAATAGGCGATTTGAAATCACAATACATTACATTAGGTATTGTTGATATTGACCAACAACAAATTGCTACACAGATGGAAACATTCCGTCTAAGTGTCAGCAAAGAAACTTACGCAATGCGTAAAAATGAATTACAAGCACAATTAGAACTTAATCAAGCCAAGTCAATACAAGCAACATATGATCGCATTGGCGCTCCGCCTGCCAAGAGTGAAATTGCTACAGGTGCGGCCAATATGTTTGGTAATACCGCAGAAGGTATTCTTGATAATGCTAAGAAACAACAAATATATTTAGACGCATTAAAAGAGCGTGGCAAGATCAGTACACAAAGTTATGCTGATCAAGAAGTTTTAATTAACAAAGCCAAAACAGATGCTATCTTAGCACAAGAACAAAGTGTGGCCGATGCTCGTATGCGTATTAATGGTGTTACCAACCAAGCCATTATTGATGCTGTTAAAGACCAAATGAAAAACGTGGCCATGATACAGCAAGGTGGTGTCACAGGTTTCCAAGGTGTGTTAGGTGCGTTAGATAATGTGATGAGTTCAATGTCAGCACAGAACCGCAAGGCATTTGAAGCACACAAGGCATTGGCAACAGCACAGGCAATTATATCAACATATCAAGCGGCGGCTGAAGCCATTGCGTTTCCTCCAGGACCTCCATTAAGTTTCATCTATGTTGCTGGCGCTATCGCGGCAGGTATGGCACAGGTAGCCGCAATTCAAAGTCAAAGTTATTCAGGTAAGGCACTTGGTGGTAGTGTTATGTCTAACACTCCGTATATTGTTGGTGAGAAAGGGCCAGAATTGTTTACACCAGCAGGCAGTGGAACAATAACACCTAACAGCGAATTACGTGGCGGAGCAAAAGATGTCACTATCAATTTCAACATACAAGCCAACGATGCTGTGGGCTTTGACGAATTATTAGTACAACGTCGTAGCATGGTCACACAAATGGTTCGTGATGCTATGAATGAAAATGGACAAAGGAGTAGAATGTAATGGCCGGAACATATCCGATGACATCAGGGTTTAATGCTATTAATTTTAAGATTAATACTCCTGTACTCAAAACAACAACAATCAGTGGTAAGACACGCCGCGTGGCACAAGGTCATAGTTTTTATACCTTCACAGGCAAATACAACAATCTTAGCAAGTATGACGCAGGTCCTATCATAGGATTTGTCAGTCAACAGTATGGAAGTTATAGTAGTTTTCAAATAGTATTACCTGAACTTAGTTATAGTAAATTAGGAACACAAAACCAAACAGCCACAACAGTGACAACATCAGCCGCGGCCATTGCTGGAGCAGATAGTGTCGCAGTAACAGGTGTTACTTCTGGCAAATATTTGTTAAGAGCGGGAGACTTTTTTAAGTTTGCCAACCATAGCAAGGTATATATGTGTGCGGTCAGTTGGGTATCAGGACAACCATTATATTTTAGTGGCAGTTTAGTAGCAGATGTACCAAGCGGAACTGCTTTAGTAATTACTGCCGTGCCTTTTACAGTCATCTTAGATGGCGAAGTACAACAATATGATGCGGGCATTGGTGGTATTACAAACATGAGCCTTGATTTTAGGGAAGTTTGGTAATGTATGTTATTTCTAATACTCTTAAAGAGCGTTTCTATTCAGATTCTTTCTTCAGCCAAGAATTAGTTTATATTGGACTCCGCGATGGTACTGGGAATCAGTCAATTACCAGTACTGCCGCGTTGAGATTTGCCAGTGGCGGCATTGATGTTAAGATACCTGAAGTAGATAATGTTACAAGAACTTATACAGCACAAGGCGACTTCATGGGATTCAGCACAGTTAGTGAAGAATTTGATGTTAAGTTAGGCAAGTTTAGTATTGTTCTTAGTGCTTTATCAACGGGCATGGTCAATAATTTTCTTGGCAAAGACTTTGAAGGCAGTCCTGTACAGATATTTCGTGCGTTCTTAGATGAAACCGATCTCCATGTGTTAGGCACAATAACAGTCTTTGATGGTTATATCTACAATGTTACTATTCAAGAAAATGCTGTGACCTGTACATTAGAAATAAGTTGTTCAACCTTATGGGCAGATTTTGATCGTACATCAGGTCGCATGACTGATAACAACAGTAACTGGCGTTTCCAAGGCGGTAACACCAGTGACAAAGCATTTAACAAAACTGCCACAGTAGGCACTATTAAATTCAACTGGGGTAAAGCATGATTGTAAGACAACCTCAACCACACGAATTCGATTCAATAATGATCTTATTCAATTATTACCGCGATGAAGCCATAGAAAATATTCCCCGCATAGCGGACGAGTATGACGAAAATAGTATGATTGCTACCATTCGTACCTACATTGCTAACCATGAATATATTTGGTTCAATGCGTATGAAGGACAACGCCCTGTTGGCTTCATCGCTGGTTATATGAGTCTTGTTCCTTGGAATGATCAACTGGTTGTTGCCAACATAGCATTTACATTCTTGTTGCCAAGTCATAGAAACATGGAAAACTTCTCAATGCTAATGAAAGAATTTGAAGATTGGGCAAGAAACATCAATGCTTATCAAATCACAGGCGGAGACATTGGTATCAATACTGAAAGAAGTACAAAATTATATGAACATTTTGGATTTCGTCCCTTCCTGACAACTATTAAGGAACTTGAATAATGGGTGGCGTCTTTAAGGCAATCGGCAATGCCGTAAGTGGCGTAGTAAAAGCCGTTGGTAGTATTGTCAAGGGAGTTGTTAGTGCCGTTGGTAGCGTAGTCAGCGGTGTTCTTAACTTCGTAATGAGTCCATTTCTTGGTTTATTTGGTATGCCAAATATGCCGGATATATCACAACAAAATCAAACTATTCAAGGGGTTACACTTCAACGCCAAGGATCGGATCAACAGATTCCTGTTATCTATGGTTTTAGAAAAGTAGGTGGTATTGTTACATTTGCTGAAACAGGTAGTGACAATAACAAGTATTTGTATGTGGCCTATGTGTTGGGTGAAGGTGAGATTGAAGGTGTTCGCGACATTTGGATTGAAGACATTCCCGTTGGAGCCAGCAACATTCCAAATATTAACAATCAATTAAAAGTCACAATTACAGATGATGCGTCTGGCAAATTAAAAAATCGCACCATGCTGGAGATGAGTCGAGGCAATGCTTCCAATGTAGGTACTGCTGTCAAAGCAGGTATATTCGCAGGCGCTCCAAGTTGGACCACAGACATGGCTTACAATGGCCTTGCTGTTATTTTTGCTCGTTATGAATGGGTCAATGGAACAGACCAAGCAACCATAGATGCCAATCCATTTGGCGGACAAATTCCTCAATTACAATGTACAGTATTAGGTCGTAAGATTCTAAACCTTGAAACATTAGACGTCAGCAATCCAAGTAACATTACTCCTTACTATATGAATGTTACTTCTTATAGTTGTAATCCTGCTAATATTATTTTAGATTATCTACGCAATCCTTACTATGGTAAAGGCGTAAACAACAACGATATCGATTGGGATAGTTTTAAGAAAGCCGCATTAAAATATAATCAAGTTGTAACCTATACATCAAGCGGTGTTACAGGTCCTATTCAAACATTACACGCAGTAGTTGATACCAGCCAAACATTGTTTAACAATGTAAAATTGCTGTTACAACAATGCCGCAGTTATTTGCCATACAGTCGCGATGGTACCTTTATGCTTAAGATCGACGATGCTGGCAATGACACAAACATATTAAGTGGTAGTGCGCCTATTGTTCGTACATTTACCAAAGACAATATTATTGGTTCAATAACCTATACAGGTATTGACCGAACCAGCAAATACAATCAAATTGTTGCTACTTATTGCGATCCAGATCAACAATGGAGTCAGCAAAGCGTAACAGTACCGGCTCAAGATAGTGCTGAATATGCTTTATATCTTGCTGAAGATTGTAATAGAGTACAAAAGGGCGATCTAAGTTTTCCTTGGATTACAAACTTTGCCATGGCACAAGATATGGCTCGTCTTGCTTTACAAAAAAGTCGTTGGCAAGATACAATTAGTTTTACTGCTACCAGCGAAGCAATGGATCTACAGGTAGGTGACTGTATCTATGTACAGGCTAACATATTAAAGTTTGGCACAGATCCCAATGCGGGTGCGGTCAAATGGCGTATTGTTAGTACTAAAGTTAATAACGATTATTCAATTGCTATTGGTTGTGTTCGTAATCAAGATAACATTTATCCTCATGTAAATGTTAATGATAGAGATTATAAATTAGCCGTGTATGTGCCAAAAGGTGTAACACGCATTTATCCTCCTGAACCTACAGGCATTCCTATTGGATTACAACCTCCAAAGAAAGCACCTACAGATCCTACAGATCCTACTAACCCAATACAACCTCCAGCACCAAGCGGTCCAAGCGGTCCACTGATTGATGTTATTACAATTTATGATGCTAAGTTTTTATTCAGCGGAAGTTTAGCCACAGCAATTATATCTTGGACCAATCCAGGTAATACATTGGCTACCAAAGTTAGTCTATTAGTTAAGACTACCACTGCCAGTACTACTTCTTCACAGACCGTTGTGGTTAACCTAAGCGGCACGACCAATAGTGCTCAAATTACCAACTTAGCCGTTAATACTGCCTACACCATTGTAGCCACTGTTCAATATATTACAGGCGATTACAGTACCAAAGCAATTACATTTGATTTCAATCCTGGCGATGGTACTGTGGCTAATCCTCCAAAGACGCCAGGTACAAACTTAGCCATTGATTATTTTAAGAGCGTAAACGGTTCTACCATAACAACTGGCACAAGTCCTAATCAAATACCATTAAGTCCTCGTAGTGTATCAATTACCCTTGTACAAGATACCAGCATAGGTGCTAATCAATATTTAGGCGGTGTCCTTGTTTATTATAAACCAAGTGCTAATGCTAAATGGTATGGGACAAGTATTCCTATCAGCGTAACACCTGGAGCCAATATTACATTTACTATTCCTGTAGGAGCAAGATTATATCCTCAAATTCCAGGACAAGGTTTACCAAATAGTGTAGATGCTTATGATTTTATTTTCCGTTTTAGTTATACTGATGGCAAAGTAAGCAAATGGCAATGGCGTGCCATGGGACAACCAATTGAATGGAGTGGATTACAATATCAATATAATTTGTTTTTGCGTGATATGACCAGCGGACAAGGTAATCCAACAATCTATCCTAAAGAAGATGCTTCAACTTATATTCCAGTAATGGCAGGTCCTAATGATATTACTGAAACAAGAAATATTACAGTATCAGCATTTTCTATTAAAAATGAAAGTCCCTATAGTGCCAGAATTTTTATAAATCCACCTATAGCAACTGATAGAGTCAATTGGGTAGGTGTAAGAGTTTATAAACATAAAGCAGGCGTTGCTGGTACAGGTGATAGTATAGATATTACTCCTGTAACATACAGTAATGTGGCCGGCCTATGGAGTTTTGTAGTTAATAATATAACTTGGGATGAAACTTGGGAATTTGTAATAGTACCTTTGGTATATTATGGTACCAGTGTTGTTGAAGCAAATAATAGCCAATACTTATATGGTTACTTACATAATAGAGTAGGAGATGCTGATTATCCAGCAGATTCAAATTGGATACATTTATGGACTGTGGCCGCAACAGAATCAACTACTACTGCTCGAGCCAAATTAGGTACTGCTACAGCACGAGCAATTCGTAATGACACATATTTTGAAGTAATTGGTGCTTTTACTGTGTTAACAAGCGGTGTTCCAAGTCGTCCACGTAAATTAAGTTTTATTATTAAAACAAGTAACGCAAATGGCATCAATGGTTCTGTAAGTAAAGTCCGTATCTATTATAAGTTTAGTAGCAATGTATATTGGAAATATACAGAATATCCTATTTCAGCAGAAGCCGTAAATATTGGATTCGATAGTACACAAACTTCTTTCCCAATGGATTTAGGAGTTCCACAATATCCTAATGCTCCACAACTTGCTGACAATTATGATTTTTATTTTAGAATTGTCTATACAGATGGAACAATGAGCAAATATTGTACCCCATTTTTAAGTGTAAACATTGAGGATGATAGTAATTTAGGAACATACAGTTTTAATCCGTTTGGCAATAGAATATTTCAACCACAAACTATATGGCAAGACCTTGTATTAGAATCAAATGCTCCTCCAGGAAGTGTTACTGATCCAAGAACATTAACATTGACCTTTACAAAATTAGGAGATAAAGGTACTGGCGTAACCAGCGGACAGGCAGTATTTTATTTTACAAATCCTGTAGCAAGTATGTTGCCTTATTATGCTGGTGTAAGAATCTATCGTAGAGACTTAACTCCGGGCGGTAGTAGTGGATATACAACCAATGACAACAACCAGCCTATCTTTAATCCATATGGATCAGAAGGTGTTGCTTATCAAGATTGTACTTGGGATGTTAATTATGCTTACTTGGTTACCCCAGTTGTATGGTATAACGGTGCCTTGACCAACTGTACAAAGAGTTGGTATTGGGCAGGCCCTATACACAATAGACAAACAGAAGCCACAGGATTAAATCCATACCCAGGTGTAAACTATTTGCCTAACTTAGGTAACTGGTTAACAAAATCAGCACCTCAGTTAGTAGATACAAATACAGCATTGGCAAGTCTAACAGCACCAGTTACCGTAGCCAATCCAGTTGTAACACTATCCAGCATGAAATATATCTATGGCAGTGATTTTAGTCAAAGTTATTACGAAATCAAATATATTAAACCTGCTAATACCGTTAGTGTAGCAATTTATCGTAGATCCTATAATGGTTATTCAGGTGGTGGACAATGGGATCCTAAAAACTTATATGGTATAGGTCGTTGGGAACAAATTAATGTCAACGATGGTAATACACCTATTGGATCAACAGTAACAGTTAATCTTCGTGATGCTATCTATAATCAAGAATTTAATGCTTATTATGATCCTACAAAAACAGCCAACGTGAACAATCCAAGTGTAGGTTTATTCAATTATCTTTATGGTAATATGACTGCTACCGCGCCAACATTATTTCAATTAAGTACAGGCCGAACACAAATATTAATTGTAGTTACTTACAATTCAGGACAAGGTAATACTGTAAGCACACAGGGTTATCTATGTAACTTAAATTATGGAGTTGTATATCCAACTATTAATACAACCTATACTATCAGCGTGACCAGTAATGTTACAGTTGTTAATATTGCCGATTATGAAAGTTTGAATAGTAATCCAGTTCCAACCAACGGTCTAAGTTTATTGCGTAAATTAAGTGAAGCCCGTAGTGTAATTCCTGTGGCAAGTTTAATTAAACCTGGTACTTACAGCACTACTGGATGGAGTTACCCAAGTGTAAGTCCATTTATAGTATAAGGATAAGCAATGACAATACCAGCACAAAGCGGATATTACGATAACAGCACAGGTTATATTAGACCTTTAAGTAGCGATACTTGGTCGGCCCACAGCGGTTTGACTTGGGACAGTTGGACCAGTTGGGATAAACCATTAAGCACAATCGTATGGTATCAACCAGTTATCGATTTGCGTCAAGTTAAAAACTTTACCTTGAATATAACAACAGATAGCACCGGTTTAGTATCCTATGATATCTTTGTCAGTAACAATGGTCTATTTCAAGGCGAAGAAACACAAACAACTATAAGTCATACTGCTACCAGTGTGGCAAGTTTTACTGGTAGATATATTCTTGTTGTTGTTACTTGCGCCTATAACAATATTGGTCTTACATTAGGTAATTGTTTAATTACTCCAGTGACCACAGGTGTAATTGAATTGAGATACAACAATTTAGATTCAAGCACACTATCAGGATCGTCCAGCAGTCGTACATTACCCTTAACACAAGACGTAAGTCAAATTATCGATATTGTTATTACGCCGCATGAAGTAACCAGTTATGCTTTGGATCTATATGTTAGTAGTACTGCTACATCTACCTATGTGATACCAAAAATAATTAGTAAAACAATAAGTGGACCTACATTCGCAATGGTGGGTCTTGATAACAAACCCAGAGATGCCATTGTTGATATAATAGTAAAAGCATTACCTACTCAATATATGAGTGGCAACAATTTAATCTCTACATAAGGATAACCAAATGACATTTCCAACAACATTAATTCCAACAACAAACTTAGACAATGGCGCTGACGATCCAAGTCTTGCTCGTGGCGATTTGTTAACTGCGGTTCAATCATTGAACACAATTATCACAGACAAAAACAATCCCAATGGCGTTGTTGTATTACAAAGTGATGGCACAATACAAGCCAGCCTATTACCAAGTACCTTAACAACAACAAGCGGACAATTAACTCTAAGTCCAGATAGTAATATTGTTAAGATTCAAAACTTCTTACGATTACAAAGTATTCCCAAAACCACATTGACACAGATAGTTGGCAATGCTGGTGATTTGGCTCTTTGTTCAAATGCTGATAGTGGTAATCCTGCTTTGGCAATCAGCGATGGCACAAATTGGTATTACTTGCCATTAGCCAGTTTTACACTCATATCTTAACCAAAATATTTGCCCATTCTGTAAATATGGAATGGATGCGAAAAAACTTAGACAATTTGTAGAACAGGTAGCCGTTGTAATCGATGGCAATGATGTGGGTCCAAACGGCTGTTTGTCTGGATCAAAGAAAAAGAAGCCACCAAAAAAAGTAACCAAAATTATAGAAAATGATTTCGGTGAAGAAGAAATAATTGAAGAAGAGGAAGTTGAGTACAATACCTCACTTCCTTTTGTCTTGAAAGAACTTAAACCTGTTGTTAAGTTATGTGAAATTGGTTGCGGTGAAATTGCTACCAACCAAATTATCCAATACAAATATTATGAATCACCAAAACCGCATTGGCGAACAATATGTAGGAAATGTCAAAAGGCTGTAGGTCCGGATGGTGAATTAGTAACTGGCTCGGTACAAATACAAAATGTCTTTTTCAAGCACTTAAATCGCGAACAAGATAAATAAATGTGTTAGGGAGATTGTATTCTACCGTTGAATACTGTTCTTAGATTAGTACGCCATATTAATCTGTTTCTTAAGCGGGCTACAGCCATTGCCCAATTTCTCTGTAATCTCCCTAACACCTTCGTCCGTGAAAAGGCGTTGGCATTAAAATTCTCCGATTTTAACACCCTACCACGTAGGGTGTTTTTTTATGGATGATTCTGAATGTGTTCTAAACAGGTCTGTAATGCTTTGAACAATTCATTGTTGTTATGGCTAAGTTGAACAATGCTTTGCTGATTTACTTGATGGCTGTGAAGTAGTACATCGAAGTCTTTTTTATTTTGTTCACATTGTTTAGCCAAATTATTATGTGCTTCAACAAGTTGACCCAGTTTTACATCCATAGCAATGATTACTTCGTATGGATCAAAATCTCCAAACATACTATTCTTAGGCATTACTTTCCCCAGTCAAATAATTGATTGCGGAATGTAATTGGTTCATATCCAAACTGATCCGCACACTCGTTTAAGACAGTCATGATATAAGGCAGTTGTCCTAAACTAATGTCGTTCTTAAACTTCTCGTCTTTGTTAAAATAATTGTTTACCAAACCACCTAATACACTTAGGCGTGTGTTTTCTCTGCCCGGGGCAATGTCAGTCTTGCCACGCTTGCCAAATAGTTCTTTGTCTCTGTTACAAACAATACCAGCACCATTTGACATGGCTGTTAATTCACTATAGGTAGCCATAGTGCGGATTATCTGATTCATAAGATAGCCCATGTCTTCTGCGTCAATAGTAACATACTCGTTATTACTATTGGTTAAACCTCTTGCGGTGTACTTAATTTCTTTTGCCATTTCTTGGTCCTCTCTTTTTACCTCGTTGAAACATTCCCTGACGCTGTAAGTGTTCTTTTCGTGTCATTAGAATTGTGTTTTTTTTATCCCACGGTCCTTGTACATCTTCTCGTGTCATGACAACATCATCGGCTTCTCTACCGCGTTGATGCCAATTTTCTCGCCATAGTTCGTAAAAATTATCAAAAGATAAATCCCATCCTTCATCTCGATAATTTGCCTGTGCTTTGGCTTTGAGCCAAGGTATGTACATCGAATGTTTATATGGATCCTCACCACACAACCAAACATGAGGTCGTGGGTCACCTTTGTTATATTTTTTTGTGGGATCGCGTGGTCTGCTTTTTCCTTTTTCTAATGGCATTGTGTTCTCCTATACTATATTTAGCACAAAGCAAAAAAAACCCTATCGAAATGACTGAACACTATAGCCTCTGCCATTTACAGTACCAGTATAGGTAGTCACAGAAGCACTACGCCCACCAATGCCTTGTTCGCCGTTTGATGTTGAGGGAAATGGCGCAATCCAAGTATAGGTGCGACCATCTGTGCCTTTAATTTCTTGAGTGGGAATAATTCCGCACCCGCTTAAAAGCAAAGTTAGGAGTAGTGCTGTTTTCACTCTTCGGTCTCCAATTGATTATAGATTTCCATTTGTGTGTCACTGACCATTTGTACAGCCCAAAGAGGCACCTCGCCATCTGCGTAGCCTTCTGCCTCACAAGCCATAAACCAAGCCTGATCCATTAGTTCTTGATTCATATTATGCTTCAAATTGAGTTAAGTCTACACCAAACTTTTCTTTGATGCGTTCTACAGTATAAGGATTTTTAATTTCTTCTATTACTGCTTGGTGGCATTTAATATTATGAATAATCTCTTCTTTGAGTTCTTCATCAAAACAAATGCTCAATTGGCAAGTAAGTTTAGCAATCTCAGCGGCACGATATTTGATATGATCAATCTTATCCATTACATCACCTCTTCCATTTCAGCAACCAATTCATGTGTAGTAGCACTATACTCTTCCATAAAGCAAAATGTCTCAGCATAGTCGTCAAAGTTACGACGAATTGCCTTGTACAATTCTTCAACGGAGTTGATAGTGGGGATAAGTGTTACCATTTCCGCACTCGCAATCGAAGCCGCTGTGTCTTCGTGATCTGCTCTTGCCTGTGCGTGGTCTGCGAAAAACTCAACGAGTTCGCGTTTTTGATCTTGTGTTAAATTAGCCATTTTAACTCTTTCTCTGTGTGTCATACAGTATGCGATATGCTGTCTGTATGTAATTATTATACTGTCAAACTGACTCTGTGTCAAGAGCCAATAAGGCTTTTTGGTGAATTATAAAAGCCAACAATTTGGTTAATAATTCGGCTGTCAAGGTTAATTTATTAGCCTTAACCATTTTCAAAACATCATCTAAATGTTCTAATGCTTCATAGCCATACATACCACGGACTTGATTTTTGAGTCTTTTGGTTAGTTTGCGTTTTTGGACAGCGGTCAAGTTTGGATTCTGTCTTTCTTCCAAAGTCTTAACCAAATGTGGGTAATATAATGCTTCTTGTGTTGTTGCCATTTTGTTTCTCCAATTTTGGATACGCACTATTGCTTATCCATGTCATGATTATAGCATTTTGGGCTAATCTTGTCAACAGAAAACGCCCAAAAAAGAAACCAAAATATGTTGTAAAAAAACGACAATTTTCGGTTGACAAGTCTCTTTTCCAGGGCATTTTTTTGTGTTATACTAAATACTATTACAGAGGCAAACATGGCAGGCAAACTTCAAATGGCAATTTCCCAAGGCACTATTATCTAACACCTAAGGTTGGCGGGCCGGTTTGTAATACCGCTGTGGAAAAACTGGGGAATAACCAGACACGCAACATGATGAGACACTCCCGTGGAGAGACATCCACTATCCTGAAAAATCGGAAGAGAGTTAAGTATTGTCATAGTATGAATGTTAGCATACGAAACACTTGGCTATAAAAACTTAAGAAACTGAGGAACGAGTCTTAAGGCGCTTATGCGAGTCGATGCGGGTAGGGAAAGATCAGAGCCCTTTAGCAACAAGTGGATAAACAAATACCTGCTTCCTAATGTCTTGGCTGTGAAACCCTCACATAATGACAAAAGATGGAACCGAGCAAAACGGTTCCGTCTGACTGTAAGTTGCCCTACATAATATTAAAGACAAACAACATCAAGATAAGTTTGAGCGACTAAGCGAAAGACTTATCGCAGATGTAGAGCGAAGCAATTCGCTCTTTTAATAGTCAAAATATGTCTTCTAAATAAATATAGTATCAGAGGAAGATAATATGACAAAACCCGTAATTACAAATCGAGTTACACAGGGCACAGCCTTAACATATCAGCAATTAGATACTAATTTTAGTAATTTACAAAATGCTACCTTTGGAGTTACTGACGGCACGAATAGCCATGACTTCAATCTAAATGACAGAATAACCTTTACAGCAGGCACTAATATGAGCCTGGGTGTTAATGCCTCGACAGGCGCTATTACTGTTACCAATACCTATTCTTATACATTGCCAACTGCCACGACTACTCAATTGGGTGGTGTTAAGGTAGATGGTACAACAATTACAATAAACGGCAGTGGAGTTATCAGTTCAAGTGGCGGTGGCGGCGTGCCAGTTGTTAGCAACTATTACACACTTGGATCTACAGGCAATGGTAATTTTGGTCTCAAGGTCAACAGCACCTATGGTAGTAGTATTGCTTTGATAGCAGGTAGCGAAACTCCCAATAGTGGTGGTGCCAATATTGCTTTTATACAATCCAGCAATTACACTGACCTTGCCATACAAACCACACTGAATGGTGGGTATAAAAGCGGTATTACCTTAGCCGGCAATGGTTCCGCTCTTGTTAATATCTATCCAGCACTTACAGTTACAGGACAAGTTTGGCCTACATCATATAGAGAACAATCCACTACTAAATCATTTGTCAGTACATTTACACCAGATGCTACTGAAGCCAGTATACAAATTATGACCTTGACTGGCAACATTACAATTAACGGATTCAATACTGGTAATGTAGCCTACGGTCAAAGTGTTACCTTATTGTTGATTCAAGATTCAACAGGATCACGTACATTAACCAGCGGAATGAAGTTTGCGGGCGGTAGCAAAGCATTAAGCACAAGTCCCGGAGCCATTGATGTTTTATACATTACCTATATTAATGGTTACTATCTTGCCAGTTTAGTTAAAGGATTTGTCTAATGATTGGCATGGGACATTTAAGCCTATTCAATAGTGTAGGCGGAACAGGCACACCTTATACCAGTAGTCTAACTGGTGTATGGGCTGATAATTATCCAAGTTTTCATAGTTATCCAACAGTCACTTATCCATCAGGTATACAGGCCAATAGTGTGGGAATATTGTGTATGTTTTCTTCATCCTATGGTGGCATACCAGCGCCCGCAACACTACCTACAGGCTATACCAGTTTAATCAATAGTGGAGTAACTCCAACAAGTGGCACGGGTCAAAGAACACAAATAGCCTATAAAAAATTAACCGGATCTGAGTCAGGCGGAATCAATGGTATAAACGTGGATACAGGCAGTACTGCTGGTGGTTCAAGTTATATGGGTTTGATGATTTTATCAGTAGGTTATTCATACACTACTATTACTGCTGAAGATATACAGATCAGTAATAGTGTGCGTAGCGGAGTTACAGCACAGGGTATTCCTGCTCATCTACAAACTGCTACAGGCAAATATGTTGAATTTAGTTTTGCCGCACATATATCTTATTCTAATACACCAACTTATAATTTAAGTAATCCTGTACATAGTAATGTAGGTAATTTTATTGCTTGGGATTCGCAAGACCCCGGTACCTCATTGATTGATACCTTTTTATCACCTAACGATGGCTTTCAATTATTCATCACAACCGCAAGACTGAAGTTTTCTTAAGGTTTTCTAAGGTTTTTTTAACTTTAGAGTAAATAGTAGTATGAATCGCGAATTCACAAAAGACTCAACAAACCCTTAAGGAGATACTATGAGCGCCGCAAGTAATTATTCAGAACGCAAAATCTTGGACCATGTCCTAACAGCATCAACCTATACAGCACCAAGTACACGCTACTTGGCCTTATTCACAAACACAAGCGGTAACGCTTTGACAAACCTACAAGCAGGTACATTAACAGATGAGATTTCTACATCAGGTACTGCTTATGGACGTCAAACAGTTACATTCGCAAGTGCTAACACAAGTGGCGGAACAACAAGTTCAGCAACTAACGCAACTGTAACATTTTCAGCCGCGACAGCAAGTTGGGGAACAGTAACCCATATCGCTGTTATGGACGCCGCTACTGGTGGTAATGTCCTGTTCTTTGGAGCAGTTACTACAAGTAAGCAAATTGACACTGGTGACACATTCCAAGTTACAAGTGGCAACTTAACAATCGCATTAGCGTAAACAAAAAACCAATCAGGGCCTCGTGCCCTGATGCCACTTAACCCAGTCATAAAACCAACCCAGGAGCGATAAAAATGACAACCAAACCATATATCCTAACCCGTGCGGCTAAAGGTACACCTTTAACCATTGCGGAAGGCGACAGTAATTTTACAAACTTACGTGATGCTACTATTGGCATCTCAGACGGTACACAAGCAGGTGTCGGATCTCTTAATCTAAATGATACATTAGCATTTGCTGGTACCGGCGGCATTACAATTTCTTTTAATCCCGGTACTCAAACTATAACACTTGATACCAGTTCAGTAAATGGAACACCTGGCCCTAAAGGCGACACGGGTGACAAAGGTGACAAAGGTGACATGGGAGACCAAGGTACTCCAGGTACTCCCGGTCAAGGATTCAATTACACAGGTAATTGGGAATCTACAGTAACTTATCAAGCCTATGATTTAGTAACTTATAATGGTAATGTTTATATTACTCCAGGCACAACAACAGGTGACGAACCAGGTGTAGCCGGTGGTTGGTATGTGTTTGCCGCTAAAGGTGATCAAGGTACTCAAGGAGATAAGGGAGATAAGGGAGATACTGGTGATCGTGGTCCCAAAGGCGATACTGGCGACAAGGGAGATATGGGAGATACCGGAAGTCAGGGCCCTAAGGGAGATACCGGCGACAAGGGAGATACCGGCGACAAGGGAGATAAAGGCGATCAAGGAGATGCTGGTACCAATGGTACTTCAGTTCGTATTGTTGATGCTGTTGCTAACGGTATGGAACTTGCTGGTTATAACACATCAGGTCTACAAATTGGTGATGGTATTATTCAAGAAGACACAGGTCATTTACAAGTATGGAATGGTAGTGGATTTAGCGATGTAGGCCAAATCAAGGGAGATAAGGGAGATAAGGGAGATAAGGGAGATAAGGGAGACACTGGAGACAAAGGCGACAAAGGTGATATGGGAGATCCTGGTGCCAAGGGCGACCAGGGTGATGCTTTTACCTATAATTTTATTGGCAATTGGGCCGCTGGTTCTTATGTTGTTAATACTGTTGCTATAAGTCCTGCTGATGGTAACACTTATATTTCTATTCGCACAACACAAAATGTTTATACAGAACCTTCTGTTAACGGTGATGACTGGACTCTTTATGTTTATCGTGGTCAACAAGGTACTCAAGGTGACAAGGGAGATAAAGGCGACACAGGCGACCGTGGTTATCCGGGAGATAAAGGCGACATGGGAGACCAAGGTCCTAAAGGAGATACCGGTGATAAAGGAGACATGGGAGATCAAGGTCCTAAAGGAGATACCGGTGATAATGGATTAGGATTTAATGTTCGTGGTGCTTATGCTGTGAATATTGTTTATAACAAAAACGATGTTGTTACAGATGCTGGCAATACCTATGTACAAACAGTAGATAATGTTTTCCAAAAAACTGGATTACAAGGTTGGTATTACCCATCAGGTTATCCTACCGAATGGTTAATGATTTCTGGTAAAGGCGATAAAGGCGATAAAGGCGATCAAGGAGATGCTGGTACATTTTCAGGTTCAGTAACTGCTGATATCGATCTTACCAATGGTTATAGAATTGTATCATCTGGTGGCACTATCCATCTTAAAGGACAAGAAGGTACAGATACCTATATTGGTTTAGAACCAAGCGGAAATGGTAAAATATATACCGGCGGTGATCTTGATATTAATGCTCATAGAATTATATCACCTAATGAACATCTAACAATTCAAGGCACTGGATATAATACTGGCATTAATATTACTCCGGGCACCAATGGTGCTGTTCGTATGTATGGTACAGTTGTTCCTAAACCACCAACTGCTCCAGAACATAATGTTGTATATCATGTTAGTACAAGTGGTCAAGCCTATTTTGATCAACCAGACTATAATGATCTAAAAAATAAACCAACATTACCTGATACACCTGTCGTAGCAACTGATGCTCCAACAACATATAACACCAGTTATTTTGAAGGAACATTAGACACCCCAGTAGCATGGACCAAAATAACAATTAATGGTACAGATTATTGGATGCCATTGTATCAATAAAAAGTAAGTAGGCAAACAAGGGGGAGGAGTAACCCTCCTCCCTATCCCGTTTAATTAAAAGGACAAACGATGACCAAGCCAGTGATAGTAACCCGCGCCAGCAAAGGCGCACCATTAACTCGTACAGAGTTAGACAATAATTTTAGTAACTTAGACAATGCCTCTATTAGCATAGCAGGTGATTCAGGTACTATATCAGGTAGCCTTAATGATACATTCACCATTGCTGGTGGATCAAAGATTATTACTGAAGTTGTTGGCAATCAATTAGTCATAGGACTAACAACGAATTTAGATGGCGGCAATAGTGCTGTCACAACAACCGGCATCGAGGATGGCGGTACTGCCACTGGAAGTGATCCAAGTGGCGAAGATTATAGAGGTCCAGCAGGACCCAAAGGTGATAAAGGAGATGCTGGTGAAGCAGGAGCCAGCACCTTAACTGGTTTAACCGATACAGATATTCAAAGCCCAACTATGTTTCAAGGTTTGGTCTATAGTGTGCCTTTGGGCAAATGGATCAATGGAGATATTGTAAAATTGGTCACAGGTACCAGTAATAGGATTGTGGTGGATTCAACTGTACCTCGTGCTCCAATTATTGATTTGGCAACCATAAGTGGTCTCACTGCTGGAACTTATACTACGGCCAATGTAACTGTTGATAATTATGGTCGTGTAACTTCTATTGCCAGTGGTTCAGCAGGTGGCGGAACTCCAACAGCAATTCTTTTATCTGTTAATGCTTCCAATGTTCCTTTCCAATCAATTTTCTTTAATAATTCATCAGGATCTAAAACACTTAATTATTGGCAAGTAATTAATGATGGCGGAACTGGCATAACAGCCTATCAAAATTCATTTACTATTCCTGCTGGTACATGGCTTATGGAAATAGCGGCGGCCCATGCTTTTAATAACAACTATGGTGCTTGGATGATATGGAATGATACCGATGATACCTACATAAAAGATAGTATAGAACCTACAAATTATGGATATAGTAATGCTGGGATTCCAGCCTGGTATGGAACTATTACTTGTCGATTTACATTGACTGGAACAAAAAATCTAAGTCTTAGAAATCAAAGCGATAATTCTTATGGAATATCTCGCCGTGACGGTACTGTAAAAATCACAAAATTAAGTTAAGGATAAAAAATGACAACAATTAAATTACGTCGTGACACAGCGACAAACTGGACCGCAAACAATCCTATTCTTGCCACAGGTGAACCAGGATTAGAAACAGATACAAAAAAATTAAAATTCGGAGATGGTTCAACTGCTTGGAACAGTTTAAGTTACGCTACCAATGGCGGTGGATTAAGCGGAAGTCCAGCACAACTTACACAAACTTTAGATGTCAACGGACATAATATAACAAGTTCAAGCAATGGTAATATTGCTATTGTTCCTGATGGAAGTGGTAATATTCAATTAACACCAGGTAGTGGCCATGTAACTATTAGTTCTACTAATTTTCCAACTGATGCTGGTTACACAGGACAATTTTTGTCTACAGATGGATCTGGTAATGCCAGTTGGGCAAGTATTAGTATTCCTTCTACATTTAGTTTTCCCTCAGGTGCTGGAACAAATAATCAATTATTACAATCCAATGGTGATGGTACAACAACTTGGGTAACACGCACAAGTCCTATTCCAAGTCAAACAGGTAACAGTGGTAAATTCTTAACTACCAATGGTTCAACAACAAGTTGGGCATCAGCAGGCGGTGGCAATAATATTATTATTGTTGGACCTAATGGAGATAGTAATCAATACAGATTAAGAATGTATGGATCAAATACTCCTGGATTTTCCAGTGATGATTTCAAATTATATTCTAATGGTGGAATTAGTGGTGTAAGTCTAAGTGGTTATTGGCTTACCCTTCCAGCAGGAACTTATATTTTTAATATGCCAATGGTATCTATTCCGCAAGGTAATGGTCATGTTGGTTTATACAATAATAGTACTTCAAGTTTTATAAATGATGATAATAGAAATAGTCGTATAAGATTTGGCCAAATTAATTTGAATTATGATGGATCAAATCAAACAGTAAGTTTTCCAGCAACATCACAATTTACTTTAGCATCTTCTACACAAATAACTATTGCCAAATATATTGCTGAAACTCGCTATGGTGGTAGTGATGAAATTAGTTTATTTGATGTCGGACAAATGACTGGTAGTGTATTAGCATTTACATTTATTAAAATTGCCTAAGGATTAACAGGTGGATACTTCCTATTTCGTATCAGGCTATATCGATGATACCTATTTTGGTTGGGAACGATATGCTGAAGCCAACTTAACTGTTGATAGCACCTTACAGGCTGAAGGCACTAAATTCATCTTAATTGAAGATGGTGCTACATTATCAGCAGAAACATTTTTGTATGGACCTACTGCTGATGTGTATGCTATAGGAAGTATCATATTGGCCCCAGCACCAATATTAAGAACAAGGGCTGTTATTGTGGGAGACTTAAATGCCTAATTATGGTTTAGTAACCACCAGTAAGTTTGGTAGCGGTAGTTTTTACGCACCATATGATACTAATAGACAAAAAGCCCTACGCATTGATCCCATTGGTGCCGGCAATTTTGAAATAGCGGCCGGCCAAGATTTTTATATTAGTGTATGGATCAAATATGGCACATTAAATGTACGCACAACAGGTAAGACTTATCCTATTATTAAGTATGGCGAAGCCAGTAGTTATTATCCGGGCTCTGGTTGGGAAATAGGTATGGCAGTTAATCGTGTTGGCCAGGCCAATAGCGGTCAACCTTATTTTTCTTTTAGAGATATAAACACTAATCAATTAGTAACCTTAACAACTTATTTTAACGGCTATAATGGCGATTTTACAGATCCTTCTGGTGGTTGGGATCAATACGAAGTTTTTAGAACTAACGGAGTTATACATTTTCAGTTTACTTCAGGTGGCAATAAAACTCGTGCCAATGCTTATGGTTATCGAGCAAATTCAACCTATGCTACAGCAAATTATAATGGTCGTATTGGTTACCCTGTTAAAGCATTAGTTGACGCAGGTTATCTATCAGAAGATTATAAAGGCATTTTTGTAGGTAGTGAACAGCCATATGTTGTTAATCAAGATAATGGTGCTTACATTGATGATTTGTTTTTTGCTCGTGATGTTTCAGCAGTACAAAATTACAACGCAGATGGCAGTATAAATGATGGTAAATTAACCACCACTGTATTGCTGTATCAATTTAATGGCAACATTGTTGATACTGTAGGTATGACACAGGTAGCAGATGCTATTCAATTGGTCAGTACATCAACATTTACAGCAAGAGCCACTGAACAATTTGTTGATTCAGCACATTTAGTCAGCACATTTACTCTAACTGCTACCACAACAAATATTCCTCGCGTCAAATATGGAGAAGCACACTTAAATTCTTCTTCTTCTTTGATAGCCAATGGAATCAAACCTGTATACGGCACAGCGACTCTAAACAGTAGAACTACTCTTACAGTACAGGTAGTTCAATATTATCCAAGACCAAACGGTACATGGACCAATCCAGTCTCAATGTATCCCAAGTATAGTCAATGGCAAAACATCTATGTTGACAATATCACATTCCCAGCAACACAGGGTAAAACAATTTTATTCGACTGGGGTGGATATCAAATACAAGCCTATGGTATGTACAATGGTAGTGGAACAACCTACTATCTTGGTATAAACGACTACTGGCAACAGATTAGTCAAGCAGGCCAAACATTTAATTTAAGAGTCACTCGTACTGGATCGGCACAGGCTATATTTTCTGGTGCCACATATGATTTAGGCAATTGGAATTTTAATCCAACTGTCAGTTCAAATTATACCAGCAGTTCAAGCGGCACCGTTTGGACATATCTAACACAGTACACAATACCAAACGCAACACCTCCAAGCACACCAACTCAGTTGACTGCCATTGGTAATTTTTATGGTAGCAACACTGGCGGTATAACTACTCCTGCTCACTATTTGAGATTAAACACTTGGCGAGCAAGATCAGGTATTGATGTAGGTGTAACTCCTGGTACTTGGCTATATGCTTGGAGTTTTATTAGAAATTATCCAGGATACCCAGTAACAGCCGCAGGATCAAATGTTTATTCATATACCACTGCTGAAACATTTAATATCAGTGTTACCAAAACGGCAGGAGCATTGAGAGTTTTAATTGTTGATACTACTGCTAACCGTGTGGTATTGGATTATACAGATTATCAGTATGGCATAACTAATCCAGATACCTATGGCTATGTCAACGGCAATTATCAACCTATTAGAGGCAACTGGACTGGTGTGGCACAATTGCCTACAGTTACAAGATCAAGCACAGGCAATTATTTTGTTGCCCTAAGCGGATCCAACTTGCTGTTAACAAGATCAGGCTTTGATTATACGTCAACTGTGGTAAGCACCAATCCATATGTGGTTAACAATCAAAACTACATTTTAGGTCTATATGATCAATTGACTGCTGTTGACCGCACAGGAACTAAGACCAACGCCCAAGCCAGTTTAACCAGCCAAACTACCTTTACTGTCCAGGCTACCAAGGTAATTGTTGCTCAAGGCGCAATCTCAAGCCAAACACAATTAACAGCCAATTTGACCAAACAGGTTCGTACTGGCGCACAATTACAATCAACAACTTCTTGGCAAGCAACTTCAACAAAAGGTCTATTTGGTGTCAGTCGTTTGACCAGCCAATCAACCGTATCAGCCACTGCGAAGAAATATCCAGGTGCTACAGCCAATTTAGTTGCTCGTTCAACTGTAATCCTAACACCTTACAACTTTACCAAATATCAAGCGACATTACAAGCGTCAACACAGTTGACTGGTATTAGTTTAAGAATTAAACAGTTACAAAGTCAGTTACAAGCATTAGCCAGCGAAGTAGTTGCTATCGCAAGAATACGTCATGGCGAAACTTATCTTGAAAGTCGTACAACCCTTACTGCCCAAACGACGATTAGAAATAATCCATATTTGCCATTAACAGCCACAACGACTCTAACTGCCAATAATCTTCGTATTAGATACGCAGACGCACATTTACAAGTGACTTCAACTACTACGGCAAACAATGGCCACTTGAGATACGCAGACGCACATTTATCATCAACAAGTAGCCTAAGCCTAACACCTATACGAATCCGTCCAGGTCGAGCCGATCTACAAGCACAGTCAACTGAAACAGCACATACAGAAAACAGTCGCAAACCAGGCACTACTGCTCGTTTAGTAAGCACTTCAAGATTAACAGCAACTAATCAAATTGTTCGTCTTGGTCAAGCACACTTGAACGTGACCAGCACAATGTATGGTACTGCTGGTGTAGTGGTGTTTGGTTACTGTTCATGGCAAGCATTTAGCAGTGAATTGATTTCGGGTAGACTAATAGACATAGATCCATACACAACAATAAGCATACAACCAGAGTCACGAGGCCTAATAGTTCTGCCAGAAAGCCGTATTATCAGCATAAAACAAGAAACTCGTGTAAATATTATTAAGGATACATTATGACAACCATAACAGGATACAAGCAGGACAATACAGGCAGTTGGATCAGCAAAGACCCTACAGCACAATTGGTCTACACAATGGACTGGAGTCAGTGGCTACCTGAAGGCGACACAATTGCCACAGCCACTTATACTCTACAGGTTCGTGCTAATGATCCACAGCCATTGATAAAAGTATCAGAAGGTACTCAAGATGGTGTAAGAACTTATGTGGAAGTATCGGGTGGTGGAGTTAATAAAACCTATACCATTACCTGTGCTATTACCACAACAAACAGTCTAACTGACACACGCTTCTTCCGCATCAAAGTGGAGAACCGTTCAGCATAATGGCTAAAACAGGACCAAAACCCAAAGAACTTGTAGAAGGCACTATTTTAGGCAAAGTAGTGGGCCGTGACAAGCGAGTAATTCCACCAGACGAAGTGGAAAAACTCGCGGCTTTGGGCTGTAGAGATAATGAAATCGCCAACTTCTTTGGCATTAAAGAAGACACCTTGAGATATAACTTTGCGGATAATCTCACAAAAGGGCGTGAGAATCTGAAGATTACTCTACGCAGAGCCATGCTGAATAATGCTTGCCAACATATGAATGCCGCTGTACAAATCTTCCTTGCTAAGAATATCTTAGGCATGAGCGACAATGGTCAAACAGGTGAAGATAAGGCACCTTTACCATGGAGCGATGAATAATGGCCACACAACAAGAACGTATTGCTGTCTTAGAAACTAAGGTAGATAATCTTAAAGAAACAGTTACTGAAAATCATAACAAGTTGATCAAACAGTTGGATGACTACCGTGAAGAAAATGCCAAGGATCATGCCAAGGTTATGGCCATGTTGGATGATCTCATGCTGTGGAAGAATAAATGGGTATGGGTTGGTGGCGGTATCTTAACTGTATTGAGTTTGGTATTTGGCCATCTTGAAACCATAGTCAAGTTGATCCATGCCTCTTAGTCCAGCACAGCAAAGCATAGTAGATGATCCTGCCCGCTTTCGTGTTGTTATAGCGGGTCGTCGTTTTGGTAAGACACACTTAAGTATAAGAGAGTTATGTTACCATGCCAAGGATCCCAACAAAGATGTTTGGTATGTCACAGCCTCATATAGACAAGCCAAGCAGATCGTATGGAAGAAACTCAAGCATAAACTACAGGATCTACGCTGGGCAGAAAAGATTAATGAAAGTGAACTCACAATACAGTTAAAGAATGGATCCACAATATCACTTAAAGGTGCTGATAATGCTGACAGTCTCCGCGGCGTCGGTCTTGACTTCATCGTGCTCGACGAATTTGCCGACATCGATCCCGAAGCCTGGTTTGAAGTATTACGACCAACCTTGTCAGATAAGATGGGAAGAGCCATGTTCATCGGAACCCCAAAAGGCATTGGCAACTGGGCACACGATCTCTATATGAACCCTGTGGAACAGCCCGGGGTATGGAGCAGTTTTCAGTACACAACAATTGATGGCGGACAAGTCAAGCCAGAAGAGATAGAAGCCGCTAAAAGAGATCTCGATGAACGCACATTCCGTCAGGAGTTTCTCGCTACATTTGAAACTTATCAGGGCCGTATCTATTACAGTTTTGACCGTAAACAGAATGTTAGATCAATCAATTTGTCAGATCCAACAGGACCGTTTAAGGATATCAAACAACAGATCATTCATGTGGGCATTGACTTTAACGTGAACCCCATGAGTGCCTGTATTGCTGTTAGAGGTGGGGACAACTTGTATGCCATTGACGAACTCAGGATCTTCGGATCCAACACAAATGAACTCTGCGACGAACTTAAGAGCAGATACCCACAGGCTAAGATCTTCGCCTATCCCGATCCTGCTGGGCGGCAAAACAAGAGTAGTGCTGGAGGACAAACCGACATTACCATCCTACAAAACGCCGGCTTTGTTGTTAAGGCGCCCTATAGACACACCCCAGTCAAAGATAGAATAAATGCTGTGAATGCTCGCCTGTGTGATTCTACTGGCATTCGACACCTATTTTTTGATCCTAAGTGTAAATATACGATCGAGGGTCTTGAAAGGCAAACTTACAAGGACGGCACAAGCCAACCTGATAAGGACGGTGGATGGGATCATATGAACGATGCGTTGGGTTATATGGTAGATTATCTATTCCCAATTAACCGTGACACAAGCCACATAGAACAACCTAAAATATGGGGGCATAGTCTTAGCAACAAAGCCAACCATAGTAGCAGTAGAAAATTATATTAAGGAAAGAATATGCCAACAAATACCGGAGTAGGTGCCAGCAAACAGTATGAGGCCTTGTTAGGAACTCATGAACAATATCAAAACTTAAACGGTCGCTGGCGTTTCCTATTAAATTCATACCTTGGAGGCGAAATATATCGCCAAGGACAGTATCTAACACGCTATGCCAATGAAAGTGAGATGGACTACATTACTCGTATGTGGACCACACCATTAGATAACCATGCTAAAGGTGTACTCAGTGTTTATAATGCGTTCCTGTTCCGCGATCCACCCAATCGTGATTTTGCCTCGTTGGAGGGAGATCCTGTATTACAAGACTTTCTCGATGACGCCAACTTAGAAGGACAGTCCTTTGACAGTTTTATGAAGGATGTCTCAACATATAGTGGTGTATTTGGGCACGTCTGGGTAGTTGTTACCAAGCCTAATGTAGGCGCCACAACCAAAGCAGACGAAATGACCGTAGGAGTTCGTCCATATATCAGTATGGTAACCCCATTGTCAGCACTGGACTGGGAATGGCATCGCGGCCCTGCGGGGAATTACACACTGAAATATTTCAAGTACATGGAAGACAGTGACCGTAGCCATATATTCACAGTTAAAGAATGGTACGCAGACAAGATTATCACTTCTGTTGTCAACAAAGAAGATCAAATGATTGAAAGTCAAACGGAAGAAACTAATGGTCTTGGCTATATTCCTATTACCATTGCCTACAGTCAGCGTAGTGTACGCCGTGGTGTTGGTGTCAGTGAAATAGATGACATTGCTGATATACAAAGGGCTATCTATAATGAATACAGTGAAATAGAACAAACTATCCGTATCAATGGACATCCAAGCCTTGTTAAAACAGCAGACACAGAAGCGGTTGCTGGTGCTGGTAGTATTGTTCAATTGCCAGATACATTGGATCCCGGCTTGAAACCTTATTTGTTACAGCCTACAGGCAACAACATTACTTCAATTTACGAATCAATTACCAAGCGTGTTGAAGCCATCGACCGTATGGCTAACTTAGGCTCTGCTCGTGCTATCCAATCACGCACACTTAGCGGTGTTGCTATGGAAACAGAATTCCAAATGCTTAATGCTCGCCTAAGTGACAAAGCAGATAATCTCGAACTTGCTGAAGATAATATCTGGGCATTTTGGGCAGACTATCAAGGCGTTGTCTGGGATGGAGAAATTGAATATCCAGATAGTTTCCATATCCAAGATAAGAAGAATGATACTGATGTCTTAATCAACAGTATCAAAGCCGTAACCAATCCAGAATATGCTCGTATGTTACAGCATGAATTAATGGAAACTGTATTAGGTCAAGAACAGTTTGACCAATACCTAATAGACCCAATGACCTATCAAGACCCTATGCCAGTTGCCACTGGTACACCTAATGAAGTACAACAACAAGCAATGGGCATCACACAACAAGGAGTCCAAGGATGAAATTAGCAGAACAGATGAAAATAGTGTGGGCCAATAATTTTACCACCTACACTAAGGCACACGGATTCCATGTCAATGTTGTAGACTGTGAATTCTTCATGTGGCATCAATTATTTGAAAAAGTCTACACAGAACTACAGGAACAAATTGATACCATTGCTGAAGGCATTCGTACACTTCATGAAGTAGTGCCATTTAGCCTACCACGCATACAAGAACTTAGCCAAGTAAAAGATGAAAGCATGGTGCCTGATGAAACAGATATGCTCGCCATCCTATACGCAGACTTAGAAACTATCAAATTGGCCGCTTATGATGCCTTTGATATGTGTCAAAAAGAACGCTGTTATGGCCTACAAAACATCCTGGCAGACTACTTACAATCAGTAGAAAAACTCTGTTGGATGATAGGTGCTTCAATGGAAAGCCCAGAAGAGCAAGCCTTTGAAGACAAAATAGGAGAGCCGGAAACAAAGCCGGTTAAAATGTAATGAAAAAGAAAAAACCAGTTAAACCACCAAAGAGGTATTAATATGCCAATCATGAGAGCAACACTACCCTCAGGCAAACAAGGCTATAAATTCGGCCAACACGGCCATGTTTATCCTACTAAAGCCGGAGCACTAAAACAAATGCGTGCCATGTATGCTAATGGCTATACAGGCAATCGAGTTCATACAGGTGCCAAACACGGACACAAATAACCTTTTATAAGGGCGAAAACGCCAATTACTTATAAATAGCATTACACTACTCAATTGGAGGCATAGGCAACAATGGACCTAAAACAAACATTGGCAACAACTACAGTAACTGACACTGGTCTTGAAGACGAAGGACAGGCACAAGAGAAGTTTTATTCTCAGAAAGAATTCGATGACGCTATGGCCAAAACCCGTGCGGCAGTTGAACGCAAAGTACTCAAGCAATTTGAAGGCTTAGGCGACTTGGAAGAATTGAAGACCATTAAAAGTCAGATAGAAAACAAGAAGTTTGAAGAACAAAAAAGCAAAGGTGATTTTGATACAATTCTTAAAGAGATGGCTTCGAAAAAAGACGCAGAGATTGCTCGTAGAGATCAAATTATTGCTCAATACCGTGTTGATAGTCCCCTATTAGAGACAGCCGCAAAGTATCGTGCCGTGGCACCAGAACAAGTCAAGGCTCTCCTAAGACAAAACATTAGACTAACTCAAGACGGTGAAGTTGAAGTTGTAGATAACAATGGAACTACTCGCTACAAAGATAGCGGAGATCCAATGGGAGTGGAGGATCTTGTCAAGTCCTTCCTGGATGCGAATCCTCACTTCGTGGCCGCAGGTCCAAGTACAACACAGACAAAGAGCGCAATGGGTTCTCAAGGAGTATCTCAACAAATTGATATTACCAAGTTAGACATGAGCAAAGCGAGTGATCGTAAAGTTTATGCTAACTGGAAAAGTCAACAAAGTAGATAATTCTTAAAAGGAAAATAAGATGTCATATCCATCAAATAACAATACCAATATTAACAATGAACTGTACGCGAACCTGGTAACAGCCGCTCAGTTCGCCGCTTATGAGCAATCAGTTGCTCGTCAATTAGTTACAATCTTTGACGCACCACTAAACACAGGCTTGAACCTACAAGTTCCAGTTTGGAGTTCAGTAACTGCTGACCTAATCACTGATGAATCAGCCGCTACAGCAAAGACAACAAACACAACTTCAGCAACTATTACTCTTGCTGAACACGTTGTTTACCATCAAATCACTGACCAATTGCGTGACAGCGCCTACAGCAATGTATTCGCACAAATTGGTGACCAATCAGGCCGTGCTATTGCTGAGTCAATGGACAGCCAAGTGTTCTCAACATTCGCTAACTTCACTACTGACTTAGGTGGTACAGGTCACGAATTAGTAGTTGCTGACTTGTTACAAGCGGCCGCTACATTGCGTTCACGCAAGTTGACTGGTCCTTTCTACGCAGTTGTACACCCAGGTGCGGCTTACAACTTGAAGAAGCAATTGGCAACTCCAGCATACTACTCAGGTGGTTATGTTGCTAACCCAAGCGACATCGGTAACAGCATCCTTGGTGGATTCTATATCGGTACAGTTGCTGGTATCCAAGTGTTTGAATCAAGTTTAGTTCCAGTATCAAGCAACGACTCAACAGCCGCTGTTTTCGTTCCTGGTGCTATTGGTCACGCAATGCGTGGTTCAGTAGAGATGAACACATTGTACTTGCCTGCTAACCGTGCTACTGACGTAGTATTGAAAGCAGTTGCTGGTGCTACAGCAATCCAAACTGGATTCGGT